TGCCCGCTGACAGGCTTCATCGTCCCATCGTTCCTGTTCTTCTTTGCGGTAGATTTCAATTTGTTTAGGGGTGCATCTATCTTCGTCGATTACACTGACCCGACCTGAACCTCTACAAGTTTCGCAGAGCGTGTCATATTCGCCGCTGCGATAGGATTCCATTTCATCCTGTGACCAGTCGGCTAAGTCGTCTTGAGTCAATGCGATCCCATGTAGTGCTTGGCTGCCTTTGCCGTCGCAAGTATTACATAAGGCTAATTTTGTCGGAATTTCTTCCTCTAAACCGTCTTCGATCCATATTGTAATTGGTGTAGGTTTCATTATTTGTCTCCCTCTCTATCCGAAGTATCCATCTCTGGCGAAGCTATAGGTAAGATGTGTCAGGCGTTTTGGGATGCCCTTTAATTCTAACCAATCGTGATTTTTATAAGCAGCAGCCAGATGTCGGCCAGCTTCATATCTGCGCTGCCAATGTTCGCTGGCAGTTTCATATTCGTCTGACCACTCGTTGGCGAGATAATCATTCCAGCCTTTGAATACGGTATCGTTGCTAATAAGATATCGTCTGGCTGATGCGCCTTTTGTATATTTTGTGTGGTTCATGCTATCCTCTCTTCTTTATTATGAAACCATTCTAGACCAAAATGGTCGCAGTGTCAAACTGAGGGGAATTCCATAATTTATAAATCACATGAGATTACAAAGATTTATGACGCAGAAGCGGCCAGGTATGATGACAGATATAAAGAGCCAGTTCATCTTGTTGAGGATGCGATAGTATCCGAGCATATCCAGAATATGTATTTTGATGGGCTGAGAAGATCGTCGTATAGACCGGTGCTGGATATAGGATGCGGCACAGGACATTCGATTAGGTTAGGATCGATCTATCCAGAAGATTATATGGGAATAGATATTTCAGAAAAAATGGTGGCTACTGCCAAAAAGAAAAATCCGAACTATTGTTTTTTGCAGCATGATGCTACCAAGCCTTTTCCTGCAAAGTTCGGGATGTTTCTCGCACTTTATGGACAAATCAATTATTTTGGGTTCATGCCATTCCTGAGAATGTTGGAGCATTGCGCCTTAGATCACTTGAGTTTTCTATTGATACTATATGCCAAGAAAGATAGAGATTGCGTATATAAATCAGGAGATCCAGACAAGATGTACTTCTCCTCATATGAGGTAGAAAATTCCTTTAGATCAACAGGCATTGATATATCTATGTATGGATTTTCATATCCTCAAGAAGAAGCACGAATTACAGTCTCCGCACAGAAAGAACGCATGATGGAGTGCGACCCAGAGAATAATGTTGGTTATAAGTATTTGATGGTAGAGGGGTTCAGGGATGCTTGAACATCAACACTTGCTGATAATGGGAGATTTAAGCGACCCTCCCAAAAGTGAGCCTATGATTGAAAAGTGGATGTCTAGTCTTATAAGAAGCATCCACATGAAAGCACTTATCGCTCCTAAGGCAAAGTATTGTGATGCAGAGGGAAATAGAGGGATTACTTGCATAGCCGCAATAGAAACATCTCACATAGTATTCCACTCGTGGGATGAGATGAAACCTTACAAATTACAATTAGATATATATAGTTGTTCGGTGTTGAATTTAGCTACAGTATGGAAGGCATTAGAGGAATTTAATCCTATTGAATTGAAATACAAATTTTATGATCGAAGCAATGGCTTTCAGCTATTGGATGAAGGGCTAAGATGATACAAGAAATACATCATCATAAAATACAATGCGGCGATATCATGGACGGTGTTGATGAGCTTATGGGAAAAGAACTAGCGGATTTCATTTATAGTGATCCTCCGTGGGGTCAAGGAAATTTGCGATATTGGCAAACCATGAACCTAAAGATGACTAATGTCCCGAAGAAAGAAATCGTCTATCCAGAATTTTTAGAACAGTTATTTGCTATCATTTCCAAGTATGCCAAGGATCGTGTTGTTATTGAGTATGGGAAAAGATGGCATGAAGATATAGTAAATATATCAAGGCAGCATGGCTTTGTTCATAATGGTTCGTTAGAAGGATTTTATAAGGCGGGGGCAAAAATGCTTCCTAATGATTTTCATGTACTGAGCAAAATAGAGCCAGTAGAGATTACAGAAGAACTGCGAGAAAAGGCCAGATACTTAAAGGAGATATTGCTAGTTGATTTGATGTTTGACGAGTTCTGTCCTGATGATGCGCAAGTAATTTTAGATCCGATGTGTGGAATGGGGAACACTGCGCAGATATGCGTCAATAAAGGATATCAGTTTCGAGGAAATGAGCTAAACCAAAAGCGACTAGACAAAACAATAGCTAGGCTGAAAAGTGAAAATATACACTAAGCAATCCGTGTGGGATGCGGCTCTTGAACGGATAGAGTATTTGTTTGATGAATTTCCTAATATCATTGTTTGTATATCAGGAGGCAAGGATAGCACTGTTATATTTAATCTCGCCTTAATAGTAGCGAGAAAGAAAAATAGGTTGCCGCTGAAAACATACTTCTTAGATCAGGAGGCAGAGTGGGGTTGTGCGATAGATCATGTGCGCCAGACTATGCAACGCGAAGAAGTAGAGCCCCTATGGTTGCAGACTCCTATTTTTCTTCCTAATTCGTTATCGCAAGAAAAACCTTATTTTATGGCTTGGGAGGAAGGGGAGGAATGGATGCGAGAAAAGGAGCCTAATAGTATAGGTTTTGACGAGCATCCTTTGATTGATCCGACTGTTGAAAAACCATTAGCTGGATATTGGGGGAGGTACTTTATTCAATCGATGGACTATCTATCACCTGACGATTCTGCTTGTTTTTTAGTCGGCGTAAGGGCTGAGGAAAGCCCACAACGATTGATAGGGCTTACTTCTAAAGGGACTTATAAACATATCACTTACGGCAAGGTTCTGAATAAAAGTAAATCGCACTATAATTTCTATCCTCTTTATGATTGGTGTTTGTCGGATATATGGAAAGCAATCCACGATAACGGGTGGAAGTATTGTTCCTTATATGACACTTATCATAATTACGGAGTTCCTCCGAGGGACATGAGAGTGTCGAGCCATATTCATGAGACTGCTATACACAGCCTATTTCTACTGCATGAATTTGAGAAAGAAACGTGGGAGGCCCTTACAAAGCGAATGGGAGGGATAAATCAAGCCAAGCATATAGCTAAAAAAGAAGTTATTAGCGTAGGTAAATTGCCTTATATGTTTCAGTCATGGAAGGAATATAGGGATTATTTGACTAAACACCTTATTGCGTCAGATGCGCAGAGAGAAAAATATATTAAGGAATGGCAGAAGATGGACGCTTTTTATGATGATATGAAGAATCCAGAGACAATGTATAAGAAGCAAATTAGGTCAGTTCTAGTCAACGATACAGAGTTTACAAAATTAGCGGGATTTTTGCAGAGCCCTCCAGTTATCGTGTATAGAAAGTGGAAGCGCGGAGATGAAATCACGGGAATAGACGATCCTTTAGCGACTAAATATATCAAACCAGAGTATTTGAATGAAATCAGAGCATCCAGTTAGTAAGGTCAAGTGGGTCGAGATCGATAAGGTTCAGGCCAACGATTACAACCCGAACAGCGTGGCAAGTACAGAACTAAAGCTCTTATATGTATCGATCAAACATGATGGCTATACACAGCCTATTGTTACCGTATACGATAAGAAACGCGATAAATATATTATCGTAGATGGATTCCACAGATATTTTATAGCGAAGAATAATAAGGATATTCAAGAAAGCACTGAAGGCAAGGTTCCTATTGTCGTCATAGCAAAAGACATGAATGAGCGAATGGCTGCTACTATTCGTCATAACAGGGCCAGAGGTTCGCATAGCGTAAGGGGAATGTCTTCTATGGTTTTTTCTATGCTTGAAAATGGTTGGAGTGATGTAGATATATGCAATCATCTAGGCATGGATGCAGATGAGCTTTTGAGACTAAAACATATTACAGGATTTTCTAAATTATTCGAGAACGCCGAATACAACAAAGCGTGGATGACCAAAAGCCAGATACTTTTGAAAAAGAAAGAAGAAAATGCACAGTCCAACTGATAAAAGCCGAGAGCAAGTCCAGATGCTTGCAACGATAGGAACGCCACAAACAATGATCGCAAAGGTGCTGGATATCCATAGAGAAACTCTTGCCAAGCATTACGCAAAGGAATTGGAAATAAGCAAACCTCAAGCTGATGCGAGGGTAGCATTATCGTTGTATCAAAATGCTTTGAATGGGAATGTGGCTGCGCAAATATTCTGGTGCAAGACAAGGTTAGGCTGGAAAGAAACCAATGTTGTCGAGCATAAAGAATTTGCAATGCTAGTCGAAGGACCAGAACTAACGGAAGAAGAATGGCTGAATCAATCGCTTGGAGACCACAGTCAGGGCCGCAAGCCGCATTAGTTCGCTGCCCTGTAGAGGAGATATTCTATGGAGGGGCGCGTGGTGGAGGCAAGACAGATGGAATGCTTGGAAAGTTTGGCCTGAAAGCAGCCAGACACGGTAAGCATGTTAGGGGGATCTTTTTTAGACGAGAATTGCCCCAACTGGATGCAGCTATAGATCGAAGTCGTGAAATTTATAGTGCGCTAGGTGCAGATTGGGGAGAGATGAGAAAGCAATGGACCTTTCCCAATGGGGCAACATTGAGGTTCCGCTCGTTAGAACGGGACGCTGATGCAGAAAAATATCAAGGCCATAGCTATACTGACGTATTTTTTGAAGAACTAGGAAACTATCCTAATCCTATGCCAGTTATGAAGTTGAAAGCTACATTGCGATCAGCGGAAGGAATACCGTGTCAATTTCATGCTACAGGCAACCCGGGAGGTCCAGGGCATAGTTGGGTGAAGCGGCGTTATGTTGATCCAGCACCTCAAGGATGGGCGGTGATAGAAGAACATAATATGCGCCGCGTCTTTATACCTGCGAAGGTAGGAGACAATAAACTTTTAGTAAATGCAGACCCTGGATATGTTGATCGATTAAAACAAACAGGGTCTCCAGAATTAGTAAGGGCATGGTTGGAAGGCGATTGGGATGTAGTAGAGGGTGCATTCTTTGAATGTTGGAGAGCAGAAAAGCACGTTATTGAGCCGTTTGAAGTGCCAGATCATTGGATGAAATTTAGAGCCTTTGATTGGGGATCTGCTGCACCTTTCAGCGTGGGATGGTGGTGCGTATCTGATGGGATGGGGCTAGATGATAATATAGCCTATCCAAAGGGGTCTTTAATAAGATATAGAGAGTGGTATGGGTCTAGTGCGCCTAATGTAGGATTAAAATTGCGTAACGAGGAAATAGCGCAAGGAATAAAAGAGAGAGAAAAGGACGAAACCATATTGTATGGGGTAGCCGATCCATCAATCTTTAGCGTACAGGGTGGGCCAAGCATTGCAGAGCAAATGGCTAAAGCTGGTGTGTTGTGGAGAAAGGCAGATAATCGAAGAGTTGGTGGACGAGGCGCTATGTCTGGTTGGGCAGAAATGCGCTCACGCATGATAGGTGATGATAGGCCAATGATTTATTGCTTTAATACCTGCGTAGATTCCATTAGAACTATTCCAGCACTGCCACACGATAAGTCAAGAAATGAAGATATAGACACATCAAGCGAAGATCACGCCGCCGATGAGTGGCGTTATGCTTGTATGTCAAGACCGTGGGCGAGGAAAAGACCCCCGACATTACCAGATATGTCCAATAAGCCGACATTTGATGAGATGGTAAAATATACTGATGAGATTAGGGGTGTAAATTGATAGACAAACAAGATTACGCGCCGGATGAAATGGTCCAAAGGTGGACGCATGAAATCTCTCTTGCTACTAAACGCGAAGAAAAATGGCGCAAGACAGCAGAAAAGATTGAGAAGCGTTTTCGTAATGATGGAGATTTGAAGAAAGGCAAGACCTTCAATATTCTCTGGGCGAATACAGAAACTCTTAGACCAGCATTATATTCCAATACAGCAAAGCCTGATGTCAGGCGTAGATTTGGCGCAGGGGATGCGGCTGCTCGTGGTGGCTCCATGATTATTGAAAGAGCTATCGAAGCAATTATAGATACAAGTGATTTCGACGTAACGATGGAACGGTCTGTGCAGGATATGCTTTTGACAGGGCGTGGAATATCGAGAGTACATTACAGACCTAAATATGAAGATTTATCTACTAGAATGGAATTGACAGAGGTAAACGATGAAGGAGAAGGCCCTGTCAAATATCAGGATGAAAATGGAGAGGAAAGAGAAGCTAATTTTGACGAAGAAGGCTCGTTTTTCTCTATGGAAGAAGAAATATTAGCGGAGGAGACTGTAGAGGTAGAGTTTGTTCCTTGGGATCAAATAAGATTTGGGCCAGCAAGACAATGGTCTGAAGTAAAGTGGGTTGCATTTGAATCCATACAAACTCGTGAGGATTTAACAGAGAATTTCGGGGATAAAGGAAAGAATGCCCCGATGACCATTCTACCAGACGGATACGATCCAGAATTGCCAGATGATATTGTCAAGAGATGTAGGGTCTGGGAGATATGGGATAAACGCACTAAGAGAGTTATTTTTATTGGCGAAGGTTATGACGAGCCGTTAGACGTTCGTGACGATCCCCTTAATTTAAAAAATTTCTTTCCGATGCCACGACCGATGTATTCATTAGAAACTGACCGCACGATGCTGCCAGTTCCAGAGTTTGAGCTATATAAAGACCAAGCCGATGAACTTGACGACATTACAGGACGAATAAATCACTTAGTAAGTATGTTGAAAGTTCGTGGTGTATACGATGCCGCCAATGAAGAGCTAGGAAATATATTCAACACTCGTGAAGGCACTATGATCCCTGCTCATAACTGGGCAGCATTTGGTGAAAAAGGCGGGTTCAGAGGTTCGATGGACTTTATACCGATAGAAGGAACATCCTCTGTATTGGTTGGTATGTATCAGGAACGCATTAGACTAATTCAAAGTATTTTCGAGTTGACAGGTATTTCTGATATCCAACGAGGGTCCAGTGACCCGAGAGAGACTAAGGGAGCCCAACAGTTAAAGGCACAATTTTCTTCTCTGCGATTGATGCCACGGCAAAGGAAGGTGCAGCGATTTGTCAGAGACATATTCCGTTTGATGGCGGAGATTATAGGGGAAGTGTTCAGCCCTGAAACTATGTCAAAAATGACGGGTCTACCAGTAACACCAGAGATACTTGATCTGTTACGGGACGATGACAGCTACCAAATTGAAGTAGAAAGTGACAGTACAGTTATAGCGGATGAAGCAGCAGACAAAGCAGCAGTGGCCGAATATCTACAGGCAGTTGGTGGCTTTATGCAATTAACCGCAGCCGGAGGCATACCAAGAGATGTCTCATTAAAAATACTTCTATGGGCCTCCAAACGATTCAAGGTTAGCAGAGAGATTGAAGATTTAATTGAACAGCAACCTCAAGAACAACAACAAGAGCAGCAAGCTCCTAGCAAGGAGCAAATCGATATAATTAGTTTGCAGCAAAAGAACCAGATAGATCAGCAAAGGATGGCAGTAGAAAGCGCCAAGCTAGATCAAGAGCACCAATTAAAATGGGCAGAAATAGAATTAAAGCAACAAGAACTGGAACAGGAAAAACAACAAATGCTGTATGATGCACAGGTAGAGTTACGTCGTGCGTAAAACATATGTCATCAGAGAAGGCAAGTTAGTGCCTAAGCATGAAGCTAGGGCTAGCGTACATGGGGTTATTGGTGATATAGAGCCGTATGAAAGTGTTATTACTGGTGAGCTTATAGGCGGAAGAAGGCAGCACAAAGATCATTTAAGAGATCATAGCTGCATAGAAGTTGGCAACGAAAAGTCCACATTCATGGGGAATAATAATGGAAGAGAATAACGAAGTAGTAGAAGAATCCGTAGAGGAGCAAGAAGAAACTCTATCTATAGGAGATGAATTGCGTGACGCTATATCCGCAGCCGAAGAGCCGTCAGAAGATACAGTTGACGAGCCAGACGGCGCGAAAGTAGCCACAGAAACACCACAAGAAATTCCTGAAAAGGAAGCAGCGCCCGATAAGGGGGTTGCAGAGGCTACGGGGGTGAATGCGCCCGAACACTGGCCAACAGAGGAACGTGCCAAGTTTGACGCGCTCCCCGAAGAATCGAAACAGCTATACGTGGAAGCTGCCGATAGACTACACGCGCATCATCAGAAGCGGGTGGAAGAACATCGCGGCGACCTGGATATGCTGAATCGTTTGAAACCGCTTGACCAAGAACTTGCGCCGTATCGTGAGCAATTCAAATTGCAGGGGGTTAATGAGGCAGAAGTAGCCCGTCAGTTATTAGCTGTGCGGACCTCTCTCCAAACCAATCCTCAAGAGACAAT